ATCGGCGGTAATATTCCGGCGCCAGCGGATCGTGAAATAGTGCGTCACGATTTTTTCCGTCTGTACGGAGCCCTGATAGGCCGCCGCTCCGGGCTGGGCCATCTTCGCCCAGGTGCAGATCTCCTCCGTATACGAGGGGGACACGCCAAAATCATCATTCGGCTCATCCACACGCAGGCGAATCGCTATCCGTTTATCCAGCTCGCCGGGGTCAGGCAATATGTAAGTTGCGCTGGTCTGCGCCTGACGAATTTTCATTGTGGAAAGTACCTGTATGGACCGACAAGCCAGCCAAAGCTCTGTGGCATGTCGAGTTTTTCCACTTCCGTAACGGAAGATCGGTTTTCGTAGAAATGACTGATAAGCATCAGCATCCCCAGACGAATATCATCCGGCAGGTGCAGCCCGTCCGGATCGCTGTCCGGAATGGTTTCATCCGGTGCATAGAGCTTCCGGTTCAGATACGTTTCCGTCCGCTTTTGTGCCGCACATGCCAGCAGTTGCAGATGGCGGTCATCAGTATCGAAATCCTCATCCAGCCGGAGTTGGGCTTTAATCTCTTCCATTGTCAGAAGCATACTCAGCCCTCTTTACTGGTCGTGGCTTTTTCTCTTTTGCCGCTTTACTGCTTTTTGCACTGATTCCGCGCTCTGCTAACCCGGCCTGAAGTGCAATCTCCTGCACCCGGGCAGGAAGCGCCCCGTCGTCATACTCACCGGCCTGAATGACCTCAACACGCATACCGTCCGGTGACCATTTCAGATCTTGTTTCAGGATCATGATTCTTCACCCGTCAGAACAGGGGGCGCGGTTCCGCGCCCCTGAGTGATTACGCCGCTGCAATCTTCAGCAGTTTGATGGCCTGCGAATCGACCAGCATCCCGCCGGTGCGCTTGGTGGTATAAAAACCGACAAACGGTTTATTGGTGTACGGGTCACGCAGAATGCGGGTGCCGATACGGTCAACGATGGTGTAACCCCGTTTGAAGTTACCAAATGCAATGGCTTTCGCATCAGCGGCGATATCCGGCATCTGTTCGTTTTCAGCGATACCGTAACCCGCCAGAGAGGACGGCTGCCCCAGTTCCAGCCCCGGACGCCACAGATAGTTACCCTCGGTGTCTTTCAGCAGACGGATGGCAAACAGGCTGTTGTTGTTCATCATGAACTTCGCGCCAGTGCGGTGTGCCTTACGCAGCGTGTAAATCAGTTTGATAATGGCGTCTGCGGTCACCGTCGTCGCTTCGCCGGATACAATATGCTGAAGTTTACCGAACGCACGTGCCTTATCGGACTCATCGGTGGATTCATAGGCCAGGAACCCTTTCGGCTTCTTGGTGCCATCGCCTGAGGTAAAGGCAATTTCTTCCTGTTCGGCAAATTCGGTTGCCAGCTCGCTGTTGATCCAGGCCTCCACGTTGAAGAAGGCATCGTCCAGCATTTTCTGGGTGGCCTGCGGGTTGCCGTAGATTTCCCCCATGAAAGGCTCAATCAGTCCCAGCCTGGAAGTAGCGGTCTGGGGACGCGTGTCAGTTTCGCCCACCCATCCGGAAGCCGTACCACCCAGATTCACCAGTTTTTTATAGTCTGAACCGCCCACGGTGATCACCGTGGCCTCCTGGCGCATCACCACCTCATCTTTCAGCAGGCTGAGAATGCTACGATCCAGCTCTTCCGGCACGGCATAACCACCATCTTCATCAGTGCCCACCTGCAACGCCTTACGTTCCAGATCGCGCAGACCGTCTTCGCGGCCTTTACGCAGAAAGCCGACGAAAGCGTCTTTATGTTCTGTAGCCACCTTGTTTTGCGCTCCACCCGCCGGACGCTTCAGCTCAAGCAACTCTTTTTCGAGATCGCTTTTCAGGCTCTCCAGTTCGCTGAGTTTTCCGTTCAGGGTTTCCACCTGCCCGGCCAGCTTGCCTTTTTCCTGCTCAATCGCATCAACGCGCTTGTCATTCTTCGCTTTAAAGTCGTCAAACTTCTGCTGCAGATCCTGCGCGACCTGTTCCACATCTTTGATATCAACAGCCATTGTGTTTCTCCTGATTAAAAGTTCAGATTCTTCAGTGCATTCAGTGCAGAGCCCACATCCTCAGCGTCGCGCAGGGACAGTGCGCTATAGCCCCCGGCCATGAATGCTTTGGCCTGGGTACGGGAGAGTCCGACATCACGCAGGACTCTTTCGATTTTTTTCTGTTCGGGGATTTCCCCGCGGGCCAGCGCGTTCTTGACGTCGCTGATCCGCGCCTCGTCGTTAGACGGAAACGTCACCAGACTGACTTCCCAGAGGTCGATTTCTTTCAGCAGAAAGGCTTCTTTCGTCCGGTCGTATTCCCAGTCCTTCAGGACGTACCCAATAGAAAGGCCGGTTAACGAACCGGCCTTCATGTGTGCATGTGCGCGTTTTGCCAGGGGATCATCATCAATGAGCAACCGCCCCCTGACGTAAAGCCCGACATCGTCTTCCTTCATTTCGGTGTAAACACCGATGGGCTCATCCATGCGGTGCTGCCAGAGCAGCGCAGGTAACGCTTTTCTGTCACTCCACGCCCGCAGGGACGCAGCAAATGCCCCGGACATCGGACATCAGTGGCCTTTACACCACGGAGCCATATTCAAACTCACCGGCGGAGTCACTGACAGATTTCAGACTCAGCGGTACATCAAGACGTTGTTTCGTCTGCATTGGCGTTATCCTTCTGCTTACCGGCTTTACTGCCGGAGGTCATGTCATGTTCATCGGTGTGAGATAGACATCACCACCGGGACGCGGATTCATATCTTCCAGGTCGCGGCAGTCATTGGGAGAGTAAATTCCCCAGTTAATCCCGGTGGCGTAGGCTTCAAAACGGGACTTCATATCCCCGCGCAGTAACGCCCCGGCGTTAAATTTGGCGTAATAAACACCCTGCTCTACGTACCAGTCCGGATCCGCTGCTCAACCGATACACCTGAATAGTTGAAAGCTTCGATATTGTTGAAGGTGGCGCGATCGGTGTTCTGCACCATGTGCAATGGCACACGGAACAGACGACAAATTTCTTCAAGCTGAAACTTGCGGGTTTCCAGGAACTGGCTGTCCTCTGCGTTCAACGCCTATCGAGTGTCTCAAGATTCGTGAGTTGCCAGCCCGGTGTGACGCTCCTCCTTCAGGCGCTCAAGCCTGATCCGAGCGTCTCTCTGTACGCAAAACCCGATGCGCCATTGCTGAAGTGGCCCCGTGCTTGTCGCTGCCAGTATTGCCCGCGGGCATAGGCGATAGCCCCACCAGTCCCCAGTCAGCGTACGCACATGCCAGATATCCTCCTGGCTCAGTACATCCGTGGAGCCATCCGGGAATGTGACCTGATAGACCGGTTCCCAGCTACTGTTAAGCTTCGGTACCACACTGCCGGGATCGACGGGCAGCAGTTCAGCCACTTCGCCAAATGCTTTCACTTTGTAGGCGTAAAAGTTTCCCCTCAGGCACAGACAGACAGGTGACCACCCATCCTGCGGCGTATAGCCATTGGGATGCGTGGAGAGTTTATAGGGCCGGTGGCTCTTGCTTCTGCCGTTCAGGTGATAAGATGAAACATACCGACTCTGCCAGCTCTGCAGGCGCCAGTCGCATGGCTGACTGCTGATCCTTTCCGGTAGGTGTCGTATGCAGATAGCACGGCTGCTGTGGACCGGCGTCACGTTGAAATCCACGGGCTTCACTAAATCATCGTTACCTGGCATGTTTTTGCCGACCACATTGCCGATACACCAGGTCATGATGGGATTGCCGTCATGATGAAAGCGTCCCGATTCAATCGCTGCCTCCAGCTCTTTCATCGGGTCGGACATATTGGCGAAGTTCTGGACGATAGTAACGGGATTCAGGTCTTCATCAGCAAGGTCATGTGACAGCCCGGTCGCTCCAAAAGGGTCGATGGGTGACTCACTGACCGGGCTGATTTTGTTCGCCGCTTTGGCCTCTTCGAGGATGTAGCGATAATCCACCTCTGCACCATCGGTAACGGTCAGAACGCCCATTTCCACCCATTTCTGAAAGCGTTCGGCTGTCCGGCGATCTTC